ATGTCCAAGATCCTTCAGTTCGTTCGTCTGAATATTCCGGAATGGTTTATGCGCCCGGTTTATGCGGGCCGCATATATGGGCCGTATAGTCCGTGGCATGAAGGATTCGATGTCGCCTGACGCGGTGCGGATGCGCCGGAATCGCCATCATGCGAAGGGTGATCACCGGTATTGCTCGCGGGGTCAGTGCCCGGACGCGTTTACGGGTGAGGGCGATGTGTTGCCGGTGGCTCCGCGTAAGCCGCAGGTGGTTGCGACCCTACCGACCCCCGACGGTTCGGCGCTCTCCGTTGATCCTGCCGGGCTGGCCGCTGCGGGGCTGGCTGCGGCTGACGCTGCGGAGCGTGCGCCGGGTGGTATCGAGCTGGCGGTAACGGCGTTTGTGGAGGCGCTCCCGTACCGGGATGGTGATCCCCGGTTCCTGCTGGCTCAGATCGCGGTGCGGTTGGCTCAGCGGGTGGATGAGACGGGGGCGATGCCTGCGGCTGTCCGCGAGTTGCGGGTGATGTTGATGCAACTGACGGAGGTTCCGGATCAGGTGTCTGGCCCGTTGGATGTGCACCGGTTGCGTCGGGCTCAGCACCGGTTGGATGCGCTGTTGGCGGGGCAGGGTGCGTGATGGCGTCACGTCGGCTGGTCTATCTGGTCTGTGATTCGTGTGGTGATCCGTGCGCGGGGGAGTTGTTCGACGATGTCCGGGAGGCGCGTTACTTCGCGCGGCGTAACGGGTGGAAGCGGGTCGGTGGTAGGGGCGACGCTCGGGATGTGTGTTGGCGTTGTCTGGTGGAGCAGCGGTGACGACGGGGCTGTTGGACCGTCCGTCGGCCGCCCGTCCGGCGGAGCCGCCGCCGCGCCTGGTGATCGAGTTACCGCAGCACACGAACGCCGCGACTGAGGCGATCAACTTCTATCATTCGTTGGGTCGCCGGCTGGACCCGTGGCAGCGTCTGTGTCTGCGGATCGGTCTGGGGGAGTTGGGTGATGGCCGGTGGTCGGCGTTTGAGGTCGGCATCATCGTGCAGCGGCAGAACGGTAAGGGTCTGATCACTGAATGCCTTGAGTTGGCGGCCCTGTTCTTGTGGGGTACCCGGGTGATCATCCATTCGGCGCATCAGGTTGATACGGCGTTGAAGGCTTACCGGTCAATGAAGGAACTGATCAACGTCAATGAGGATCTGGCCCGTCGGTGTAAACCGATGACCGATTCGGGTTCTGTGATCGAGCTGGTGACCGGTGGCCGGATCGAGTTCAAAACCCGGTCGGGTCGCGGCGGCCGGGGTCTGACGGGTGACCTGGTTGTGCTCGACGAGGCGTTGGAGCTGAACGAAGAGCAGCTGGCCGCGCTGGTGCCGATCCTGCTGGCGATGCCGTACGCGCAACTGTGGTATACGTCCACGGTGCCGTCGCACGCCGATCAGCATCTCATGTCGGTGCGTAAGCGGGCGCTGTCGGGGGAGTCGCCGAGGTTGGCGTGGATCGAGTGGGGTGTGGACCCGGGCGCTGACCCGCGTGACCCGGTGGCGTTGTGGACCGCTAACCCTGCGCTGGCGTCGGGTCGGTTGACGTTGGAGCGCCTCGACGACCTGCTCAGCATCCTTGGTACGGAGAAGTTCCTGACGGAGTGCATGGGTATCTGGCCGGCTGGGGTTGAGGGCACGATCCTGGACCCGGTGAAGTGGAAGACCATGCTCGACGAGTTGTCGGCACGGTTCGGGGACGTGTGCATTTCGGTCGATATCTCACCGTCGAGGTCGTGGGCGACGATCAGCCTGTTCGGGTTGCGTGAGGACGGGCTGGAGCATGTGCAGGTGTTGGACCGCCGGGAGGGTGTCGACTGGGTGGCGGCCCGGTTGGCGGAGTGGAAGGAAGCCCTGAACCCGATAGCGATCGTGTTGGACCGTGCGAACGGTGTCTATGCGATGTTGGGTGAGTTCAAGGAGCTGGGAATGACACCGCCGGTTGACGAGCACACAGATGAGGAGCGGGAGCCGCAGCGCGGGGACCTGCTCGTGTTGGAGACCCGGGCTGTCTGCGACGGGGTGGCGCAGTTCGTCGATGCGTTCAACTTGAAGCTGTTGCGGCACAAGGGCCAGAAGGTGTTGACCGATGCGGTGGAGAACGCGAAACCGCGTCCGGTCGGTGACGCGGGGGCGATCGCGTGGGGCCGGCGCAAGTCAAGTATTGACATCGGGCCGTTGATCACTGTCACGCAGGCCCGTTACGGGTTCTACTTGTGGAAGGATGTGGTCGTTCAGGAGTACGACCTGTTGGGTTCGATAACGGCGGTGGATGGTCAGTGCCCGTATTGTGACGCGTGGTCGCCGGGCGGGCCGGTGGAACACTACGAAGACTGTGTGACGTTGCGGGTGGAGGCGCTGACCGGTGGATGAGCTGATAACGACACTGTTAGATACGTTGGCGCTGCTGCTGGTCGCCGCAGGGGTGGGGTGGCTGCTGCTGCCTGCCGGGCCGGGCTGGTCGCTGGTTGCGGCCGGTGCGGTGATCGGAGGTGCGTCTCTGTTCGCGGCACGGCCGTGGAAGCGCCGTGCGGGGGGTGACGGGTCATGAGCCTATGGTCGAGGCCGCAGAAACGTGCGGCAACCTTGGAAGCGCTCGGTGTGGTGTTGCGTAGCCGGTCCGGGTTGAACGGGCCGGCGTCTGTGACGGAGGATTCGGCGTTGCGGCATTCGGCGGTGTGGGCCGCGTGCCGGATCAAAGCAGACCTGGTGTCAACGTTCCCCGTCGATGTGTTCCGGAAGGTTGACGGGGTTGAGGTGGAGTTGCCGAAGCCGGGTGTGCTCGACTCCCCCGGTGGCCAGTATTGGCCGTTCATCCGGTGGATGTGGGCCAGCCAGTTCGATCTGACGCGGGGCGGTAACTCGATTGGTCTGATCGAGGAGAGGTACGGCAACGGACTGCCCGCGAAGATCGTGCTGCAACCTCTATCGAAGTGTGTCGTGTTCCAACGCAAGGACATGCCCACCCACATGTACCGCATCGATGGTGTCGAGTACACCCCGGACAAGGTGTACCACGACCTGAACTATCCGGTGGCGGGCCTGCCGATCGGTCTGTCACCGATCGCCATGGCCGCGTGGGAGATCTCCGGGAACCTGTCGATGCAAAAGTTCGCGCTCGACTGGTTCAGCGGGTCGGCGGTGCCGAAGGCCAGGCTGAGGAACACGAAGCGTTCCCTCGAAACGACCGAGTCAGGTAGTGAGGCTCGCCGGATCAAAGACCGGTATGAGGCGACGGTGCAGTCCGGTGGCACGTTCGTCCACGGTGCCGACTGGGAACTGAACTTCATGCAAGCCCAGTCGAACGACATCACCTGGTTGGAGGGCCGACGGTTCGGGTTGACGGAGATGGCCCGCTTCCTGGGGGTGCCCGCTGACCTGCTCGACGCCGCTATCTCCGCACCGGGGTCGATCACGTACCAGTCGGCGTTGCAGCGCAACCTTCAGTTCCTGGTGATTCACTTCGGACCTGAGGTGATCCGCCGTGAGTGGGCTCTGTCGAGTCTGCTGTCCCGTCCCCGGTATGTGAAGCTGAACACGAACGGGCTGCTGCGGATGGACCCGGAAACGCAGGCGAAGGTCATCGATATGATGATCGGCAACAAGACCTTGACGAACGATGAAGCGCGCAGCCTGAACGAGCGTCAGCCGCTGACCGCTGCGGAGATCGCGCAGTTCGAGAAGCTGTACGGTCTACCGCGCGCGGCCCCCACGGCCGTCTCGGCGGGTGCCGAGTTCGTGAACCCCTACAGTGCTGTGCCGTACATCAGAGAGGAACTGGACCATGTCTAAGGTTGATCGGATCGGTGCCGCGCAGCAACGGGAGATCGCGTACGGGGTGGCGGCGCAGCAGCGTTCCATGGCATACACGGGTGCCGGCGTACGGGCGCAATCCGCTATCCGGTCGGAGGTGGGTATGCCGCTGGGTCTGGCCCGGTCGGTGCCGTTCAACGCGCAGATGCGCTCCGAGGTGGTTACCAAGGACGACCGCAAGTTCTACCGCGTTGAGGGCTACGCGACCGTGTTCGATAAGGGTTACGAGATGTGGGATTTCTTCGGCGAGTACACCGAGTATGTCGACGCGGGCGCGGCGGATGAGACCCTGGCCGCGAACCCGGACGTGGTGTTCCTGGTCAACCACAAGGGCCTGTCGATGGCCCGGACGAAGGGTAAGACGCTGGAGCTGGGGTCGGACTCGACCGGCTTGTCGGATGTGGCCTGGTTGAACCCGGAACGTACCGACGTGAAGGATTTGATCCTCTCTATCGACGACGAGATCGTGACGGAGCAGTCGTTCGCGTTCATGATCACGGAGGGTTGGTGGAATCAGGACTTCACCGAGTTCCGAATCAAGTCCTTCGATATCGACCGGGGTGATGTGTCGGCGGTCAACTACGGGGCGAACCCACACACGTCGATCGCCGCCCGGCAGCGTGACATCTTCGCCGAGCTGGACCACATGCCCGCGTACGCGGCACGGGCGCTGTTGGAGCGGCTGAACGCCCGCACCGACCTGGCACCAGGCCCGGACCTGCTGGCAGCGCTCAGGGACCGGGGTCAGGTCGTCGATCTGGCACCGGTCGTGCCGGCGGTCGACGCCGCCGAGCCGCACGGCACGGTCGAGCAGGCTCAGGCCAGGCTGGACGCAGGTGCTCGCGTAGAACAC